ATGACGAAAAACGAACTTGAACTTATAAACATAATCCGTGAACAAAAAAATCCAGAACAAGCTCTACTTACTGCCGTACTTATTATTGGTTTTGCTTTAGAGCAATCTTTATCATATCGAGAACCATTTGCTGATTCTCGACAGGAACTTGCCTAAACAAATCTAATAACATTTCCTCACCCTCGTTGAGTTGTATCTTCTCGGGGGTTTCTTCTTGCTCCATTGGTACATCTTTTATAGCATTCTCTTTATTAAGTTCAAAAGTTTCAATCTCGTCATTTGTAAAATAACTGAGAGGAACATCAAGTTTTGTGGCATATTCTACCACAGTGGTTATTTTGGGAGTATTTTCTCCTTTTTCATATCTACTTATAACTTGTTTTGATGTACCAAGAAATTTAGCAAATTCAGTTTGATTCATTTCTCTTTCAATTCGCAATAGTTTTAACTTTTCGCAAAATTTCATAGTTTAAACACCTCCTTGTTTATTTTTCCAACTGAGTACATTATAATACCTTTTCGTCACAAAATCAATACAAAAATTCATAAAAACAAAATTTTTGTCACAAAACTGTTGACAAAAGTGTTGTAAGTGGCTATAATGGTTACAGTCACAAAACTGTGACACACAAAACAACAAGGAGTGACATAAGATGAAAGTAAATCGTGTAAAAGGAGCAATTTATGCCAGATTTAAGGACATTGCACAATTAGCAGATGTTCTTGGTTGGAGCAGACAAAAGCTCTCTGCCCTCGCAAATGGAGTGAGAGAACCAAGCCTTAATGACATTCAGCTCATGGCTAATGCTATGGAAATGGATGTAGAGCTTCTCACTTCATTTTTTTTGGAATTACAGTCACAGAAATGTGACACAGCACTTAAAAAGTAGGTGTTATTTATGCCAACCGTAAGAGTCCATCACCCTAAATTAACTAAAGAGGAGAAAGCATTAAGGGTGGAAGAAATTAAAAAAGCTCTGATTGAGTTTTACAAGGAGTGTAACAAAGGAAAGTGAAAGTTGATATTTTTAACACGGATAATAAGTACAACATTATCTATGCTGACCCTCCTTGGAAGTATAAAGAAAATTGGGGAAACGGAAGCAACGAGCATACATATCCCACAATGGATTTTGATAGCATTTGTCAGTTGCCTGTTAAGGCATTAGCAGACGATGAAGCACATTTATATTTGTGGGTAACAAATCCTTTTTTGAAACAAGGCATTGAATTGTGTGAAAAGTGGGGATTTGAATATAAAACCTTAATTACTTGGATAAAAACCTATAAAAACGGAGTACCTGAAATGGGAATGGGTTATTACTTCAGAAGTTGTACGGAACATATTATTTTTGGTGTCAAAGGAAAAAAGAAAATTCTAAATAAAACCACAAAAAATATGTTTCAGGAAGTCAATCCAAAGTTACACAGTCAAAAACCTGCTTCTGTCAGGGATATGATTGTGAATTGTAGTGGTGATTTGCCACGAATTGAATTATTCGCTCGGCAATATGCTGATGGCTGGGATTGTTGGGGGAACGAAGTATAAAAAGGAGTTGTTATAAATGTTTGATTATCAAATAGCAGCAATTATATTTTTCGTATGTTTTCTTTTATCAATCATAGTAGTTGGTTTGATTGAAGAAGCAATTAAGAAACATAAGGCAAAGAAGCAAGCCTTTGCAGAACTCGTAAGAGAAAACAAACGGCTTAGAGACAAAATTCATAGCCTAAAATTTCAAGCAGAATTGAGAGGGTTAAAAATAGATGTTTAAGAACCTTACTAAAATTTCAACGGTGGGTATGCCTCACGAGGAATGGCTTAAGCATAGACAAAAATCAATCGGTGGCTCAGATGCTTCAGCAATTCTCGGTATGAATACATATTGCTCACCTTATACAGTATGGGCTGACAAGCTCGGCAAACTTCCTCCAAAGGAAGATAACGAAGCTATGAGGCTTGGTAGAGACCTTGAGGACTATGTTGCTAAGAGGTTTACCGAAGAAACAGGTAAAAAGGTCCGGAGAGAAAACAATATCATAACTAATCCTGATTACCCTTTTGCTCATGCAAATGTTGACAGAATGGTAGTCGGTGAAGATGCAGGTCTTGAGTGTAAGACAACATCAGCTATGAACCTTAAAAGGTTTAAAAACGGAGAATATCCTGAAAATTACTATGTGCAGTGCGTTCATTATCTTATGGTAACAGGTGCTAAGAGATGGTACTTAGGTGTTCTTATTCTCGGTGTAGGCTTTAAACGGTTCGTTATCGAGAGAGATAAGGAAGAAATTGCTGCACTCGCTAAGTCTGAGGAAACGTTTTGGGAATATGTTAAAAACAATACTCCACCTGCAACAGATGGCTTAGAGTCAACAAGTGAAACACTTACCACTATTTATCCTGAGTCTAATGGTAACACAGTAAACCTATTTGCTTATGAAAATTGTCTAACGCAATACATAGCAATAGGGAAGCAGATAGACGAGCTTAAAAAGCTCAAAGATGAAATGGCTAACAGTGTTAAGGCTTTTATGGGCGAATCAGGTAAAGGCGAATCTAATTCCTTTAAAGTATCTTGGAGTTCATCTCTTAGAACTACATTCGACCATAAAAAATTTGCATCAGATAACCCTAATATTGACTTAACACAATATTACAAATCATCAAATGTTCGCACATTTAAAGTAACTGAAATATAAAGGAGAAATTTAAAATGTCAGGAAAAATTCAAAATCAATTAACAAATAAAGAAAACTCAGGTGTTCAGGAGAAGAAAACAGTCAACACGCTTATTAACGCAATGCTTGACGGAGAAAAACTTCGTAGTAGGTTTGATGACCTTCTCGGAAAAAGAGCACCTCAATTCATTTCTTCGGTGGTATCACTTGTAAATGCAGACTTGAACCTTCAGCAAGCCTTTTATGAATCACCGATGACTATTATTCAATCTGCTTTAAAAGCAGCAACATTTGACCTTCCTATAGACCAAAATCTTGGTTATGCCTACATAGTACCTTTTAAGAATAATAAGAAAAATGCTGACGGTACATGGAGCAAAAAAATGGAGGCTTCATTTATTCTCGGTTGGAAAGGTATGCATCAGCTTGCTTTAAGAACAGGTGCTTACAAGACTATAAATGTTGTAGATATTCGTGAGGGTGAGTTAAAAAGCTATAACCGCCTCACCGAAGAAGTCAATATCCAATTTGTTGAAGATGATAACGAGAGAGAAGCTCTTCCAATTATAGGTTATGTAGGCTACTACCGTCTTGTTAATGGAGCTGAAAAAACCATCTATATGACTAAAAATCAAATTGAAAACCATGAGAAGAAATTCCGCAAGGGAGACTATATGGGAAAAGGTTGGAAAGATGATTTTGATGCTATGGCTCGTAAGACTGTATATCGCAGACTTATAGGCAAGTGGGGTGTAATGTCTATTGATTACCAATCACACGGAGATGCCGTTACTCTTGCCAATCAAATGCAAGAGGAATATAACCTTGAAAACCCTAACAATATGCCTTATGAAGTTGAAGATTACACCGTAATTGATGAAGATACCGGAGAGGTTAAGGAGGCATAATTATGACTCAGAAAGAAGCTGTTTTACAGTATATCAAAGATTTTGGCTCTATTACACCAATTCAAGCCTTTGCAGATTTAGGTATTACTAAACTTGCAACAGTGGTCTCCAACCTCCGTCTCAAAGACGGAGTGGAGATTAAAAAAGAGTCGGTCAAGGTAAATACACGATATGAAAAATCAACGGTTATCAAAAGATATTCGTTTCCATCTGAAAAGGAGAGTTGAGAATGTTTAATTTAGTAGTGCTTACTGGAAGGCTCACATCTGATGTGGAACTTAAATATACCCAAAACAATATCCCTGTATGCTCGTTCACTATTGCAGTTGAGAGGAGATACAAACAGGGTGAAGAAAGACAAGCTGATTTTATAAATATAGTAGCTTGGAGAAGCTCGGCAGAATTTATCTGTAAGTATTTCCAAAAAGGCTCAATGATTGGTATTGAGGGTGCAATACAGACTCGCAAATATGTAGATAAAGAAACAGGCAAAAACCGTACTGCATTTGAGGTTATTGCAAATAATGTTCAATTTGTGGAGTCTAAAAGGTCTCAGGATAATGACGAAGGTAATTCATTGCCTACACCTGAAAATGACCCTTTGAATCAGTTGCAAGACAAATTGAATGAGTTTGAAGATTTAAGCAATTCAGATAATTTTGATGTTCCGTTTTAGAGGTGGCTAAGGAGGAATAAATAAATGCAATATATTTTAATATTTTTTTCAGGTCTTATTGTAGGAATAGGTCTTATTGCATTGTTGAGTGCAAATAAACCTGATGATATAGAGCATGAAAAGGCAGAAAAATACAAGCAAGGCTATGAAAACGGATTTAAAGATGGTTGTGATTACCAAATCAAAATAAACAGGTGGTAGTGTTATGCCAACGATATTTGATGATGTAGATGTAAAATGTCCGTTCTTTAAGATGAGTGATAAAAGAAATATAACTTGCGAGGGGATAACGGACGATTGCGTTATTAAATTGGTTTTTTTCTCCGAGAAAAAGAGAGATTTTCACCATAATATTTTTTGCTGTAAACATTTTAAAAAATGTGAAGTTTACAGAATTTTGGAGGAAAAATATGCAGATTAAAATTGTAGTGAATACAATTCCCCCGACCAATAACAAATACTTGGGGAATAGCCATAATTTCAATGAATATAGAAGAACAAAAGAAATGTGGCATTGGCTTGTAAAATCCTCTATTAAAGAGAGGCCGCCTAAACCATTTGAGAAAGCAACAGTTAAAATCAAATATTATTTTCCTGATAGAAAACGGAGAGACCCTGATAATTACAGTGGAAAAATGTTGCTCGACCCTCTAACAAAGGAAGGCATTATAAAAGATGATAGTTTTAATTGTATCACTCTTTTGTTAGAGGGTGATTATTGCAAGGGGAATCCAAGAACAGAAATAGAAATAACAGAGGAGTGTAGTTGTGGCTGAAAGACGATGTTTCGGAATGAAAATAGTGGATAGTGATGCTTTTTTGGATATGCCATTATCCACTCAAGCCCTATATTTTCATCTTGGTATGAGGGCAGATAATGATGGGTTTGTAAATAATCCAAGAAGAATAGCAAGGCTTATAGGAGCTTGTGATGATGACTTAAATATTCTTTATTCAAAGAGGTTTATTCTTGTGTTTGATATTGGTGTAGTGGTTATTAAGCATTGGAGAATACAGAATACTCTAAAGAATGACCGCCTTAAAATGCCTCAATATCCTGAAATAGCAGCAAAGGTTTATATAAAAGCTAATGGCAGCTACACAGATAACTGTTCTGAAGGTGTTTCTTTGCTTGAATTTAAGGCTCAAAAGTTAGGACTTCCAAATGGATTCCAAATGGATTCCAACGGGATTCCAAATGGAACCCTAATAGAAGGGAAAGGAAATGAATTGAAAAGAATTGAAATGAATGGAGAAGAAGATGAAGGTCCGGATTCCAACGAGGAATCCGACTTATCCACCGACTCCTCCTCAAAACACCTTGATTTTTCACATGGTACTCTTGGTGAGGGAATTGTTCTTATGAGTGATGAGCAATTTGATAGTCTTTGTGAAAAACTCACTTATGACGAGATTAACCACTACTTTGAAAGACTTAAAGCCTTTATTCGTAAAAATCCACATGCAACAATTCATTCTCACTATGCAACAATTCTTAAATGGGTTAAGGAAGATAGGAGAGTATGATATGTCAGTTGAGATAGTAAATGAATGTGTTGGCTGCACCGATGTAGGATTATATTGCATCGGTAGCAGTTGCCCTAATCGGAGAGTTGAAAGACATTACTGTGACCGGTGTGGTGCTGAGTGTTCTTCTGATAATGGTGATTTTGGATTTGAGGACCTTTGTGAAAATTGTTATGAGGTAATGGAGGGAAAATAAATGACTTTAAATGATAAATTGACAATAGAAAGAGCAATAGGACTTCTTGAGGGCCTTTCCTTTGGAGCAGAACCCGGTATGGCATCTGGCTTAAATACAGCTATTGAAATGATATCAGAGATTATGGACCGAGAAAGTGTAGATGATACTGCTAAGGAGGATAACAGCAATGGCTGATGTAAAAACAGACGGACTCAAACACGATGGTGGAAAGGCAAGGCTTGACCTTGTTCCACCAGAGATTATAGAAGCGGTTGGAGTTGTAATGACTCATGGTGCAGAAAAGTATGGGGAAGCGAGTTATCGGAAGGTTAATCCTAAACGATACAGAGCAGCACTAATGCGACATAAGTTAAATATTTGCGTGAGTGCGGTTCAACCGATAAGCAGATTGAAAAAGTTATTAAAGGAGCGTGAGAAAGTATGACCGATAACGAGATTATAAAGGCTTTGGAGTGCAGGGTTAAAGATAAATGTCCTGAATGTCCGTATTTTCACGGTTACCCTTGTGATAAATGCCGAAATATGCAGACAGATGCCCTTGACCTAATCAACCGCCTACAAGCAGAGATTGAGAGGTTAAGAAATCATATTCAAGAGGGCATTGACCTTGCAAAACAAATACCTGAAATGATAGCAACCGCCAAAGCCGAAGCATACAAAGAGTGTATTGAAAAGGTGAAAGAGGAAATTGCCGAAGCCTTAAAAAGCAATTACAAAGCAAAAGCTGAAAGACTTGAAAAACATAATGTTGGCGATAAAACCGATTTTATATCGTATTGCGGTGGCAAAATTGATTGTTTGCGAGGTTTAGAGGATTTTCTTGACAACCTCTTAAAAGAATTGGTGGGTGAGGAAAATGAGAGTTAAGAAAGAACGAGAGCCTGTAAGGGTAATCTGCATAGACTGTGGGTGTGAGTTTTCTGCTCTATCCTCAAAAGCGTTAAGGTGTCCCGAATGCAAAAAGAAATCGAGAACCGAGCAAAGTATAAGAAGCAGAGAAAAAAGTTCGCACAAGATAAAATTAAACCGCCCCAAATTAACAATGAGAGAGGTTTTACAAAGGTTAGAAGCCTACAACAAGGAACATAAGACTCATCTATCTTATGGAAAGTTTGTGGAACTTATGGAAGGAGGAAAACTCGATGAATAAGGACAACCTCATTGAAGTTACCCGATGTAAAGACTGTGTGTACTTTATCGGGAGTGACATATCAAATGTGGGTCATTGCTCTATGTGGAATAAAAGCTCATCTAAAGAGGGTTATTGCCATCGAGCTGAAACAGAACCGGTAGAAGAATAAATAGAAAGGGAGGAGAAATCCTCTCTTTTTTATTTGCCTTTATAGGAGGTTAGAAATCATTGTACCTAATTGTTTATTATTATTTTACAAAGATTCGCCCACTTTAAGGGCAGAAAGGAAATTGCTGTGGATTGGAACGAAATTAGAACAGAATATATATCAACAGAAACAAGCTATCGTAAATTAGCAGAAAAATACGATGTTCCGGTATCAACAATTTTCAAGAGAGCAAAAAAGGAAAATTGGGTTGACCTTAAAAAACAAAACGAGGACAACTTGGTAGCAAAAACACTTGAGACTTGCAGTGAAATGCAAGTAGAAAGATTGAAAAGAATACAGACTGCTACAGATGATTTGCTTTCTAAAATAGAACAGGCAATAACAGAGTTAAACATTGTTTTGAATACTAAAACCAAAAAAACAAAGGTCATTGAATATAACAACTATGAGAGACCTGATAAGCCTACTAAAGAGATTATAGATGAGGAAATAGAGGTAGTTGAGACTTCTTCTATTGTTGACCGTACTGGATTAAAAGCAATAGCTTCTGCTCTGAAAGATATTAAGGAAATACAAATGCTCAAGTCTGATGCTGATATGAGAGAGCAAGAAGCAAGGATAGCTAAACTCCATAAAGAAGTTAAGGAAGAAGATAAAGCAGATAAAAAGATAGTTGTTTGCATTAAAGGTGATGCAGATGATTATAGCTCATAGGAGGTTGAGATATGCCTACATTAGATATAGACCAACCTAATGAAAAACAGAAGTTATTGCTTAAAGCAAAGAAAAGGCATACAGCTTTCGGAGGGGCGAGAGGTGGAGGTAAGTCTTGGGTAATACGAGTTAAAGCATCACTTCTCTGCTTAAAGTTTGCAGGTATTAAGGTTATGATTGTGCGTAAATCGTTTCCTGAGTTATTGGCTAACCATATAAAGCCTTTAAAAGCCTTGCTTAAATGTGGTACTGATGAGGCTATTGCAAAGTATAACGATGCTAAAAAAGAAATGGTGTTCCCTAATGGGAGCGAAATCTTATTTAGATATTGTGATACTGAAAAAGATGTTGACAGGTATCAGGGTACTGAGGTAGATGTGTTGTTTCTTGATGAGGCTACACAATTATCTGAGGACCAAATGAAGAAAATCTGTGCTTGTGTGCGTGGTGTAAATGATTTTCCTAAGAGAACCTACTATATGTGCAATCCGGGTGGCAAAGGTCATGGATATATCAAGAGGTTATTCATAGATAAGAAATATGAATCAGGCGAATATCCTGAAGATTATTTTTTCATTCAATCTCTTGTTACAGATAATAAGGCTCTTATGGATAGTGACCCTGAATATATCAAGCAGCTTGAGGCACTACCTCCTAAGCTCCGTAAGGCTTGGCTAGAGGGTAGATGGGATGTATTTGAGGGTGCTTTCTTTGAGGAGTTTAGAGCTACACCTGAACCTCAGAGTTGTTACGAAGCAGGTATTACTGAGGAAGAAGCCTTGATAGAGCATAGATGGACTCATGTAATTAAGCCTTTTAATATACCTAAAGATTGGAAGATATACAGAAGTTATGACTGGGGATATGGTAAACCCTTCTCTTGTGGTTGGTGGGCCGTAGATTATGATGGCTGTGCATACAGAATACTTGAGTTGTATGGCTGCACCGGAACTGCTAATGAAGGTGTGCATTGGTCTAATAAAGAGCAATTTGACAAGATTGCAGAGATAGAAAGAGAACACCCATACCTCAAAGGCAAGAGAATACAAGGTGTTGCTGACCCTTCTATTTGGGATGGCTCTCACGGTATATCGGCAGCAGAAGAAGCAGAGAAGCATTCGCTATGGTTTGAAAAAGGTATAAATGACCGTATAGCCGGTTGGATGCAGGTACACGAAAGGTTAAGGTTTGACGAGAATGGCAAGGCAATGATTTATTTCTTTGATACTTGCAAGGACTCAATAAGAACTATACCTCTTATGATGTATGACGAGCATAAACCTGAAGATTTAGATAGTGATTTAGAGGACCATGCTTGTGATGAAATAAGATATTTCTGCATGATGAGACCGATAGCACCGAGAAAAGAAGTTGTCAAAGAGAAACCTTTGTATGACCCACTTAATCAGTTTGTTGAGAATGGAACATATAATAAAGCTATTTTTAGGAGGATATGATGAAGTTATTTAATAGACAAGAACCACAAAATGAGGCTCTACCTCAAAATCAGGCTCAGGTTCAAGAACAAATGCCACAGACACAGCAGCCAAACAGTGAATTGGAAATTAGGGCAAGGAACGAGATGGCAATGCTTGAACAAACTGCAAAGAAAAAGCAAATGCAAGCTAAAATGAAGCCTAAAATCGGCAGTAATGAAGTTATGAAGGCTTCAGAAATACTCCGCAAGTATAAAGCCGGTAAAGCTCGCCTTGAGCAAAAAATCATTGCAAATGAGCAGTTTTGGAAACTTAGACAGTGGAATTATATGAATGATGGTGTAGCTGATTTTAAACCTGCTACACCTTGGCTATGGTCTTGTATTCAGAGTAGATATTCCGATGCTATGGATAGTTACCCTACTTGTAATTTCCAGCCTCGCCAGCAAGATGATAAAATCGAAGCACAAAAACTGTCCTCTATTGTGCCGGTTATCCTTGAGCATAACAGATATGAAGATGTCTATTCTGATGTTGTATGGTACACCCTAAAACACGGTGGAAGTATTCAGGGTGTATTTTGGGATGGCTCTAAGCATAATGGACTTGGTGATATATCCATTAAGAAGATTGATTTTATAAATCTATTTTGGGAGCCG